AAATTCTTGAGCGCTTCAGTCCACGCTTTGACAGCTTTAGCGTAAGTTTCGCTAGATTTGGCTATAGCCGTTCTTTCGGCAACTGTTCCTTCAGCAAGCAAAAAGGCATGACTTTCAGCTTGTTTCAAACCTTCCTCAAGGTATTTAAGCTCCCCATACCATCTAGCATGATTTTCGTCAGACATAGATAGCTTGATTAGAGCTTCCTCAATTCGGTTTTCATTTAATTGATTTAAGTTCATTTCCATTCTCCTTTTTCATCAGCTCTATTTCCTTTTAACCATTGATCTTCAAAATCCCTTACCAACTCCCAACTAAACTTATCTTTGTATTTATTCATATATTCTCTAAAAGCCTTTAAGCGCCATATCCTGCGCCACTTTATGAGCTGTCGAACAGCGCATTGGTGCTTGTAAGTTTTTTCATTCAAACAAAAGTCCTTGTGTTTCTACTGTTGATCCTGAATCATATTTCTGCGAATTTCCTTTTGGATAAGGTTCAATTTCATACTTCAACAAATTATTCATAACCTTTTTTTGCGTTTTATTTCCATGAAAATAAATATATCTATGCTTTCTGCTTCGTTCTGTGTAATAAAAATCATCTCCGTATTTTTCTTTAATAGATTCCAAAGTCATTCCATCTGATAAAGTTTTGCTGTGTTTATGTTCTAAACCTTTGACAGTCCAATCAACACGATTAGCAGATAAGCCTGTATATAAAAAATTAGTCGCTTGATAAACATAACCAATATGACCTTTACCAGTATCAGCGTAAGAAACCACTATAGTTGGCTTTGGAAGCAACTTGATTGAGTTAGCAACTAAAAAACTAGCTTGATTTTTGTCGTTATTTAACAAACAAACCCTATTTAATTCCAAAACTTTGTCTGAATATTCTTTTCCACAAATGCCCATACAAAGAGCAGGGGAGGCTGGGATTCCGTAAGTTACAACCCCAACAAGCTCATTTTCTTCATAAAGACCAAAAGCAAACATTATTTGAGGAATCCTTTTTGCATAATGCTTTTGAAGCAACCAAGGGTAAGATTCTTCATTTTTAATTGGCAACACTTTCATAAACTGTATATCCATCTAATTTTGTCAGATTTTGTCTGTAAGACATTTCTTGTTCTTTTTTCATTTGACCAATCTTGAAATTTGCTTACAGAATCCAAAACCCAATTAGAAGCCTTATAAATTGTTCCTTGGTGGACTTCAGTATCTTGATAAGAAACAAGCATAGTTACATCAGGAAAGCGCTTTTTTACATCTTTGACCATCTTTGCAATCATCCAAGTTGCTGTAAATTTAGGCGCATCAGGAGCAACTGCAAGCCTTCTCAGCTCAAGCCATACATGGTCTTTAGACATACGATTGCCAGCAACTGGATCTGTCCACATTGCTGATGCAAAACAATGTCCCTCAAATTCAGCTCCATAAAAGACTTTATGAGCATTTCTAATCATGTTTGAATGGCTTGTAATTGGTAATCTGCTATGCCACATTTGATTAAATTCCATTGCATGATTTACCCCTATTTCCCTCAAATTAAGCATTTTTGGGCTTTTTGGAGCAATTCTTGGAATATCAAACAAATCCATTAAGCAACTTTCCTTTTCTTATCCCTTTGGTCAAGGATAAATTTCTTCATCTCAAAATAGCTGTTAAAACGAGCTAGGCGAGGATCTGCGCCACATTCAATCCTGTATGCCTCCTCTATCTGCTGATCGCTTCCTAGAGGCATTTCTGAGGCTTTCTGAGCCATTTGCTGAACCCATGAAGCCTCAAATGATCTCCAACCTTTAAAAATAATGGTTTCTAAAACATCCGATAACGGCATTTTGGCTAATTCAGCCTCTTTAATCAATCTTGAAAGCACTCGATCTGATACAGGAGCTTTCAGTCTTTTCCTATAAACCAAAAAATCATTCCAAAGATCAGAACTCACTCCTTCAGGAGTGGGTATAGTTTTTATATGGTTCTTGGTTCTTGGTTCTTGGTTCTTGGTTGGCATTAGGGGGTGATTAGGGAGGGGTATAGGGGGGGTATCGCTACCCTTATGCCACCTTATTGATGCGCCTTTGCGACCACCATCTTTCATAGCTTTGTATTTGGCTATTTCTACATCAGCTCTTTTGTTATGCCAAGCATCATCCTCATAAACAAAAAACTCATGCAAAAGACTTCCCACAATCTCAAAGCTAGACCTTACCTTACGAGCCAATTTAGCCGTATCCGTAAAAGGTTCTTCAGTTTGGTAATAAAGATCAATCATGCGCCTGTAAGTCAAATCTTCCTCATCCGTAAGATGGGAGGTATGACTTAAATAATCCCCTATGTGAAAAGGGTAAAAATTCATCTTTACCCCTTAAAAAGATCAGGTCTAAGCATTTCCTTAGTCAGTCTGCCTTCCGATAGCTCTATGAGCGTTCTGATGTGTTTAACAGGTATTTTGCCTCGTTTAGACCATTGGTAAATTGCGTTTTCCCTTACTCCTAAAGGCTTTGCGAGGTTTGCCAATACACCAAATTCTAGTTTTAATTCGTCAAATGGTTTCATATTATCCTTTCGTAAGAAACAGGCTAGATCATATACCAAAAGGAAAACAATGCAAAACCCTTATACTAGGGAAACCACCTAGAAAATAATTAAAAAAAAGTGTTGCAAACTGTCAAATTGTGTATAATGAACTTAGTTCAACAAGTGCTGAAAGGAAATAAAATGAAACGCAAAGGTCAAGGCAAAAAAGAATGTGTAGTAATGAAGTTTGATGACTACACAAATACATGGAAAGAGTGGAGTGTTCCAGTAACTATTAACCAAGCTGTAAAAATTGTTTTAGCAAAAAATCCTAAGTATTTTCGTATTGATTCAATTCAGAAGTAATTTTTAACCAAGTGATGAAAGGAAATTAAATGAACTTTACTTACAACGATGGCGGTAGATCAGAAGCTGGTTTAAAAGGATCAGCAGGAGATTGTGGAGCTAGAGCAATGGCAATAGCTTTGGGTTTGGACTACAAGACAGCCTATAACGAATTAGCTCAAGCCAACAAAGACAAAGGCTTTGCTAAATCTGCTAGAAATGGCATTTACAAAGACATTTATCAAGATGTTCTTGCAAAGCATGGTTGGACTTGGAATCCAGCTCCTAAGTTTGAAGGTAGAAAAGCTAAATGCAGCGATATGCCAACTGGAATTGTTATTGCAAGACAAGCTGGTCACTATGTAGCTGTAATCAATGGTTTGGCTCAAGATACTTGGGATTGCTCACAAAAGATGGTTTACGGATATTGGGCAAAAAAACAACAAAGTTAAATATATTTCAAATAGTGTTGCAACCTGTCATTTTGTGTATAATCAAACCACGCAGTAAATTTTTTAACCAAGTGATGAAGGGAAAGTAGATATGAAAAAAGATATTCAAATTCGTGGTAATTGCCAATGCTGTGCTAGAGAGCAAGCTGTAGTTGGTGGTCTGATGTCTAAGCATGGTTACACAGTTGCTCATGGTTGGTTTCAAGGTGTTTGCTCAGGTAATCATCACCAACCTATGCAAATTTCTAGAGTAGAAACAGATCGTATTGTTTCTGAGATTCGTGCCGAAATTCCTAAGCTGTTGGCTAAAGCAGAGCAATACAAATCAGGTGCTTTAAAACTTGAGTCTGTATTAAAAAGAGTTTTAGATATTGAACTTAAAAAATGGGTTGATGTAAAAATTGCGTTTGCTGATGCTTCTTGGCTTGAGCAAAGACAGGCAGTCGATCAAGTTGTTTGGGCTTTAAAAAACAAAGCTCGTAGTGGAGAGCTTTTTGCTAACCAATTGGAAAGCACTGCTAACAAGGTTCATGGAACACCTTTGATTGAAGTAGCTAAAAAGGAAGTAACCCCAATTCGTGTAGGTGATAAGAAACTAAGCAAGGAATCAGGTTCTGTATTTACTTGCTTCAAGGTTGATGGAGCAAGGGTTTACTGGTCTGCTACAAGAGCCTCTGATGGCAAAGAAATGCGTAGTTGGATGGGTTCACAGGCTTGGAGAAAGCTAGAAACAGCTTAAAGGTGGATAGCCCTAGAAATAGGGCTTTCTTAAATATTTAACAGAAAGTGTTGCAAAGTGTTTTTTAGTGTTATACTAAACCCAGTTTAACAAGTGATGAAAGGAAACTACCATGTCAGTTAGAGCCACATTTACAACTAAATACGCATCTATGCAATCAGAGTTTGGCGAGTCTTATGCCAGCAAGTTGTTTGGTGATTCAATCAACAAAGTTCCTAAATATTCCAAGGGTAAGAACAAAGGAAAATACAAAGGTCAGTTGTCTTGGACTAAGGTTGAATCAGGTGGCTTTGTTAAAGAAGCATATAACGCTAATGGTGGTTATGTTGAAACTCGTAAAGGTTGGGTTGTAGAAGCTGAAATTAAAGATGTTTTTACTAATGAAGTTTATGTGTCTTTGAAAAGAAACACATTTGATAATGAAGTAGTTGTTAATTGATGAAAGGAAATTGTATGAAAACATATCGTCTAAAAGAAGCAATTCAAGTTTTAGCTCATGGTGGCTTTATTAAAGAGCCTAGCTATTATTTTTCTAAACATACACCATTGTTTGATAAGTTTGGCGCAATAGTTGGTTGGGTAACATATAACTGCTATTTTGAAATCTCTGATGCTCTAGGATATGAACATAATGGTGGCTTATTAAAATCAGGAAGAAGGTTTGAAGGTTTTGATACAGATAGAGCAACTCCATTTAGCACCATTACTGGAGATTTCTATTTAGTTGATAAGATGTTGGCAGTTTGTTAATTGACGAAAGGAAATTGTATGCAAAAAGAACCTAAATTATGGGAAGTCCTAGCCTCTTGGATTATGGGAGCGACTATTGGCATCTTCCTAGCTCTTGTCTATATCTACAGAACAGGAGGCTTCTAATGATGTCTAAACATGATGCTTACTACGAGCCTGAAGATTACGACACTCGCTCAGACGAAATCGAACATAGAACCTACGAGCTGATGAAAGTAGGCGCTAAATACGATTACAGAACAGCTTCAGCTATAGCAGAAGCATTAAGCGAATTAGATGTAGCAGGTGCAGATTCTCTCCAAGCCATGATTGATACAGGAAATTACGAACTAATTGGCAGAAAAATAATGATGATGGCTTTGGATTACATGGAGCGCTTTGCCAAAGATGCAGCAGAAAACGAAATCAACGACTAAAGGAAAAGTGATGAAAACATTTAACGAATTACGATTAATTAATGTAAACGAACATACAGACAAGAAAGGAAAATTTACATACCTTTCTTGGAATTGGGCAGTAGATCAACTATTACAAAATGATCCATCAGCAACTTGGACTTTTGGAGAGCCTGTTTATTTTAACGAAACTTTAATGGTTTTTTGCACAGTAACTGCTTTTGGTAAATCTATGACTTGTCAAATGCCAGTTATCAACAATAAAAATACAGCTATTTCAAACCCTAATGCAATGGATGTTAATACTGGAATGATGCGCTGCCTCACAAAATGTATCAGTTTATTTGGGATTGGACTTTACATTTACGCTGGTGAGGATCTACCTGAAGAAGAATCAATTGATATGACTGAATCAGCTTTGCAATGGGTAGATTCCATCAAAATTTGCACCACTATTGACCAACTGAAAGAAACCTATGCTCAAGCCTATAAGTTCCTTGCAAAAGACAAATCAGCAGTCGCAACCATTTCAATTGCCAAAGATGCCAAAAAAGCAGAATTGGGAGCTTAAACCTATCTTTGATGCGATCTTAGCAAGAGAAAAGGAGGCTAGGAAAAAATGACATTTTTAATTACATTCCTAGCTCTTACTGGTCTTGCTTGTTGGATCTTTATTTTGTTTGTTCTTTTTTATATTTATTTGGAGAAGTGATGACTACATTTACGACTGAAGATCGTATTGCAGCAATTCAACAAGGAACTGAGGAATGGCATCAGCTCCGCTTAGGCAAAGTTACCGCCTCTAGAGTTGCTGACATATTGTCAAAGACAAAATCAGGTGCTTCAGCTAGTCGAGTGAACTATCTGATTGAGCTTGCCTTGCAACGAGTTACAAAGACCATAGAAGAATCTTATACCAATTCAGCTATGGAATGGGGGGTTCAAAATGAGGGATCTGCGAGAGTTGCATACGAGGTTGCTACAAGCAATTTTGTAGATCAAATTGCTTTTGTAGATCATCCTACTATTGTTAATTTTGGATGTTCTCCTGATGGTCTTGTTGGAGCTGATGCCTTGATCGAAATAAAATGTCCATCATCAGCTACACATTGGAGCTACATAAAAGCCAACGAACCACCTCAAAAATACATTATTCAGATGCAAGCTCAGATGTCAGTTACAGGAGCTAAATGGTGTGACTTTGTGAGCTTTGATCCTCGTATGCCTGAAAGAAGCCAACTGCTCATTATTAGGATCAATCGAGATGATGATTTTATTGCAGAAATGGAAAAAGAAATTAAACAGTTTTTAATTGAAGTAGAAGCAGAAGTGAATCTTATGGAGAAACGAAATGGGAATTAAATACTTTGTAAAGGCAGCAGTATCGGAATTTAAAGGTGATGATGGCACTATGAAAAAGCGCTATCAATCTATTGGAGTTGTAATGGAAACCAAGCATGGATTAATGCTCAAATTGGAATCAATTCCAATCTTTGCTATGAAAGAAGGATCTATTCTTGCTTACCTAAATGTTCCTGAAGATAAAGAAAAACCAAGCAGTTCTTTTAACAAAATTGAGGATGATGTTCCATTCTAAGGAGGAGTGATGAAAAAGATATTGTTAGTGTTGATTTGTGGGATTTTGGTTGCTTGTTCCAGTAATCCAACAGTCTATAGCCAAGCTCCAGCGCAACAGTTAATATTGGATAAACAAGTTGCTGCATTGACTAGGAATGAAGTTATTAATGGTGTTACGGAATGTGAAGGAGCTGGTTTAAGAGCTGTAGTAATAACAACCAAGCGTTCTATTAACGGCTTTACTACTGATATTCCTGTTGAAGTAACTTGTATGCCTAAACATAGATACTATTAAGGAGAATTTATGGAGCATATTTGGACTACAAGTGGAACAGATATTACGATTAGATGGAGGTTAAATGGTTGGACTCCTCCATCTGAGCTTCAGGAATACAAAGATAAATGGGCTTACTGGCAGAACCTTCCGTTGCGTAAATTGGATGATGAAGCCAAAAAACAATACGAGCAAGTTTTAAGAAAAGCCAAAGTAGCGAGGATCAAATGAACTATGAAGATGTTCCATTTGCAGGAAAAATTCCGATACCTGAAAACGACTGTGAAAAGGCTTTTTTTGACACCTTTCCAACTTGCTTTAATCCAAATGATGCAGCAATGCAAATATGGACTTTAGCTTGGCAAACTAGCCGAATTAAGACTTTAGAAGAAGTAAGACAAATAATCCGTAACAGCTAATTATTTTTTCATGGGATGAGCCTTATCCATAGGCTCTTTCTCATGCTTCTTTAGTTCTTTGCCAAATTCATAAACAGCGTTACGCAATTTAATCATTTGCGCTTCTTCACGCTTTTCATGCTTTTTGGTTTCTTTAATCATTTTTAAGCTCCTAAAATATCCATAGCTTTATGGATCTTGTTGATTCTATCCTCTAAACCAATAATTCCACCATTTATTCTTTTGGTGATGGTAGTCCAATCCTCAGAATCGGCTAGGGCATTTAAACCCCTTTTGTTCCAAAACCAACCAGCCGTAAGACTAGCGTTCTCAGGCTCTAAAACAAGCTCAGGATGCTCCGCAAATGGTTTATCTAAGGCTAACCCACAGACTGTATAGTTTGACCTTCCTGTAAGCTGAATTAGACCCCTTCCATGAAACTTCCAACCATCCCCATCCTCGGTATTGCCTAGATCAGCTCTGCCACCATAAACTTTATTGGCTATTTTTTCAGGATTGCGCTCAAACTGAGTCGCTATTTCTAGGCTTGGAAATCGGCTTGGCCATGTTCCCATAAGACCTTTAGCCGAATAATTAAGGTTTTCTTCTAAAGTTTTAAAGTTAGCTGACTCATGCCCACATTGACCAATAAAAGCAGCTTGTCTTGTAGGAGTGTTGATTTCGTATTTTTCAAAGGTTTTTAATAAAGGCTCAAGCCATTTTCCTTCAATACCTAAAGATAAAAGTTGAGCTTCAATCATTTTTTCAACATTCCCTTCATTTCCTCTGTTTTGGATTTAGAACCTTGACTTGAACCAAAATAAAAAGACAAGACTTGACCAGCAGCGCTAGTGATAAATCCTAATGCAAAGATGACCAATTGTTGTTGATCGTTTGGAGTATCTACAAACATCAAAACAGCAATTAAAGCAAAGGCTAAACCTACAACTCCCAAAGCTAATACAGGAACAACCATTTTTTCTAGTTTTGTAGCGTTTTCGCTAGTCGCTACTTGAGCATAGGCTTGTCTTGCAGAATCTCGGTCTTGGATTTCTAGCTTGGCATATTCCAAATCTAATTCTTTAAGTTTTAAGGTCATCTCAGGATTACCAGTAAGAGCTTGAGTTACTCCTTCAACAGTTGCATCATCAATGCCTAACTTAGAAGCTATCCAACCTACGGCAGCTCCTCCTGCTGGCCCTGCAACTGCTGTAGCCAAAACAGGAGCAACTCCTTTAAGTAATCCTAGTAATGTTTCCATTATTTAATCCCCCATACTAAGTAATAAGCTATATATCCTGCCACTACAAAACACCAAAACTGAGCAACTTGGGCTTTGCGTAAATCCTTGTTAAATTCCTTTTGAAACTCTTTTTCTTGCTTTTCTAACTTGGCTTTTAATGCCTCAACTTCTGCCCATCTTTTGCCATACTTTCTTAAAAAATCTGCTCTTAACTTTGCTTCTTCTCGTCTTACCTGTTCTTCATGTTCCCATTGAATTAAAACTTTTTTAAGAAACAATTCTTTACGAACTTCGTTTTCTTTTAATTCTCTGCGCCTGTCTAGATTGCGTTGTTGAGCTACATCACTAGCTTCTTTTTGAGTGTCAGAAATGCTTTTAGAAAGCTCTTTGCTTACATCTCTACTAGCGTTAAGGGAGGAGCTAAGAGATTTTGCTCCTTCCAAAAATCCAAATTGGTCTGACATACATTTTCATTTTCCTGAAAAGTAACTCCCAACAAAGCCAATTACTCCGCTAATGACCGATAAAATTCCCAATCCCATCCACAAAGCGCCTCTTGATTGATTTACAAGTCGGACTAATTCTTCGATTGAACTTTCTAATTTGTCTATTTTCTTAGACATTTCTTCTAATTTTTTTTCGTTGTTTTCTACAGTATTCCAAAGAACACCATATTTAACTGGATCTAGCTCAAATGACATATTAAGACTTCATAATGTAAGCAAGAGCGTAATAAGGAGGCAGATTAGCGTTAGTTCCGCTTACACCAGCAGTAGCATTGGTTACGCTAATTCCAGTTACGGCTGAAGCAGTATTTTGATTACCGCCACCAGTAGGGCCGGCTGAAGCAACAGTTGAACCAGCAATATTAGGACTAGAATATACATGAACATGACCTGGATCTGTAACAGTTGCTGTATGTGTATGACTTACGACTACAGCATCTGTTGATCCACCTGTAGCATTTACAGCATAAGTATTACCAGCTCCAACAATAAAACGATCTCTTAAATCAGGAGTTCCATTTGTTCCATCACACAAAAGCCAAGTTGCAGGAATAGAACCAGTTGCTCCTGACCATAATAAAATGCAACCGCTTGGAACAGCAACAGCAGAAGTTGGAGCATTTTGTAAAATTGGATAAATATTGTCCAAGGTCTGAATTAATACTCCATCAGCATTTTGAAGAATAAACTTATATGAATAACCAGTAAGCAACCAAATCTGCTGTGGAGTTCTTCCTGAAGCATCCAAAACAATAGGATTAGCATTGGCTATAGTTCCACTACTTGTTGTGTAAGTTACTAATGGGGTAGAAGATCCTGCTTGATAGGTGTAGATTAAACCACCAGCTAAAGGAACTCCATTGTCATCAAAAAATTGCTGACCTACTCCGTATGGGGATAAAAGAACTGATGCCATGATTATTCCTTGCCTATGTCTTTAAGATTAGTTTTGCCTTTTCGAGCATTTTTTGCCATTTCTTCTTGCAACTGTTTAGCTTGTTTTTTTTCAGATTTGCCGATTGTGAACAAAGCTGCTTTTTCGCCTACCTTTTCACCTATAGTTGCTCCAAGTGGAACTCCAGTAAATGCTCCAGCTTCTCTGCCAATCATAGGAAGTTTTTCAGCAAACTTGCTAACTCTTTGTCCTTGTAATGCAGCGCCTTCATAAGCATGAACACCAGGCATAATGTGTCCAGCATAATTTAAAGTATGAAAAGCTCTTTGCTCATCAGGAGAAAAAGCGTGTTCAATCTTTTTGGATCTGATTGGATTATTGAGAAGATTGTTTACAGAGTTTTGATTCCATACTCCTGCTTTACCGCCACCAGCTTGAAATATTTCTCTAGCTAAAGCGCCTCGCATTTCAGCTTTGGCAGCTTCGGCATATTGCACCAACTCAGGAGTAATTTCTAAATCAAATCCAGTTCCTCTGACTCTGCCTTTAGAAATTTCGTCATAAGTGTCATAAATATGCTTCCATTGATCTACAGGCATAGAATTTAGCTTTTTAGGAATAGCCTCAAAATTGGTTGCAGTTTGCACACCATTTGGATCTACATCTCCAAAAAGAGTTTTAATACCTTTAGATTCAAATATTTTCTTTTCAGCTTTATGAAGATTGTCAGCTTTTTTGTATAAGTCTTGACCACCAGCTTTGGCTATATCTTGGTCAATAGCATCATTAATCTTACGAATGACAGAAGCATTATCTCTAGTCCATTCTCCATTTAAAGATTCTCTGACTGCTTTCCAAGCAGCAATACTGTTAGGTGGCAATATATTTCCTGCTCGATCTTCGAAACCAACAGTTCTAGCTAATTCAATTAATTGCTCAGCACTCTTAGCGACACCTTCATTGTTTCTTAAACCTAAACCAGCTCTAAACTGTTTGTTTTGCAATAAGTTATTTACTGCATTGGTTTGTATAGGGTTATCACCTACTTTATTACGAGCTTCATCATAAAGAGATTGTTTTTGATCTTTTAAAAATCCTGTTAAACCATCATCTCCAGCAATAGCATCATTCATAAGCTGACCACGCTCATAATCTGATGGAAGATTTCTACTAGCTCCTGATGCCTCAATACGCTTTTCCGCAAAACGAGTCAAAGCATTTTGCTCATCAGCAATTTGTCTTTTTAACATTTCACTTCTTGGAGTTGGATTAGCTGATCTAGCTTCTGTATATTCCTGTCTTAAAGTGTTTTCGTTACCAGTAATAACACCGCTACGAACTTGACCTGTATCACCTAAAACTTCATTAGCAATTTGTGATCTAAGTTGCTGTTCTGTAGCAGGAACATCTTGTTTTATTTTAGATAACTTAACTACAGGATATTGACCCCTAGCTGATTCTTCACCAGTAATCTTTCCTGCATAGGGGTTAATTTCAACTTTAGCAGCTCCAACTCCTGTTAATGTAGGTGAAACTGGAGCAACAGCAGAAACTTGTGCAGTTTTTGGAAAACGATTATCAAACTGTTCCTGTAATTTTAATGCAGTAGTTTTTGGACTAGGCAATTTAGCTCCAACAGCTACTCCTAGTGTTCCAAGCATATTCTCCACATCTTGCTTTGGTATGCCTGTTTTTTGAGCAATTACATCAGCACTTTCGCCAATGTATTCACCAATTTGACCCATAATTTTGCGAGTAGCTTCTTGCTTATACGCAGGATCTTTAGTAATACCAAAGGTTTTGCCAAATGTAGGAACTCCTCCTGATACTTTTTGAGCTGTTTTTGTAGCTTCTTCAGGAGTTTGACCTAAAGCTCTACCACCAGCATATACAACTTGACCAGCAGCAGAAGGAACAGCTTCTAAAGCTATATCTGCAACAGAAGCTAAACCTTTAAGTAAATTTTTGCGTTCTTCTAAACGAGGTATTTTAGGTGTTGCTTTTTTTGGTTCTTCTTTAGTTGGCTCTGCTTTGCCACCCATCAGAAAGCTACTAAAATCATCTGTTGCTTCTGTAACAGTTGGTTGAGCAGTCGTTTGAGCAACTGCTGACTTAGCGCCAAATATATTTTTTCCACCCTTTTCCATAAGAATCATAGGGCCACTAATCACATGACGAACAGCAGGATTAGAAAGGTCTATTTCTTGGTCAGGTTTTAAACCAGTTCTTTGAGCTACAAAGTTAATATAGCCTTCAGTATCGTTTTTATCTTGAGGAGGAGCATAACGGCTAATAACTCCTCTTAGAGTGTTAATGTTATGTTTTGTTCCATATATTTTTAGATTGTCATCCATAGCTTTAATACCTTCTTCATAGCTAGAAGGTTGTTGAAAGCCTGTAGATGATCCAACTGGTCTTAAATTGCCAACATTAAATTGATTGACACCGCCAACAGGATTAGCTTGTGGGTTAGGTTTTGCTTGCCCACCCATTAAGAATTGGCTGAAATTATCCATTACAAAGTTCCTGTTTGGACTAATTTATTAATATTGTTGTATTTTTCATTAAAAATTTTAATTTGTTTTGGATCAGTTCCTAACAATTTATCTCTAGCTTTGGCTTTTTCTTCAGCAGACAATTTTGGATCATTAAAAATATTCATAGCTTGAAATATTTTGGTATCTGCATTGTTTGACCACATTTGTTTAAATGCGTTCATATTATTATCACCAAATTTTTGACTAAACTTTTCAGCAGCAGCAGCTTGCATTTCAATATTGTGCATATCGGCTTTAGCTCTTTGGGCAATTTTAATTAAAGTTTCAGGTGGATAAGTGTAATCACCATTTGCTGCTGAACTTAAATTTTTATCTGCATCAGTTCTTAATCCAAGAGCTTGCATATTGCTTAAAGTAGTTTGTGCAAGGTTTTTTGATAATTCATAATAAGTTGGATCTCCAGCCCAAGTTGCAACTTTTCTATAGGCTGCTCCTAAAATACCACTTGTAGGAGCTGAAGATTTTTCAAGTTTTTCAGCTACTTCAATTGTTTCATCTATATTTCTGCGTTCTGTTGCCATATTTGGCAGACGAGATACAAGATTATTTCTAAATTCAGTTCCAACTTTACGATCTGTTTCTTCCTGTGGAAGTGCTGTATAGGCTTGACCAGCTTGTCTTACTTGATAGGACAATGGAACTGGCTTGCTAAATTCTGATTTAACTGGTTGGCTCATATCTTGAGGCTGAACACCAGTTTTAGGAGCTGTAGTAGGAGCAACAGCAGGAGCTGTAGCAGATGGTTGAGTTCCTTGTTTATTAGGCTGATAACCACCTTCAGGCAACTGTGATGGCAATATACCGCCTGGATATACTTTTTCAAGTTGTGTTTGAGCGCTTAAAGTTTTTGCCAAACTCATAGCTAACCAAGACCTTAATTCTGTTGGTGATCCGTTTACTGGAACTCCTGATAACGCTTGATTTACAGCACTTTCAGGAGTATTCATTCTTTTAGCGTTTTCTTTTACTGAATTAACAACATCATCAGAAGTCAAATCAGGTTTTGTTAAAAGACCTTGTATGCTTTGCGTTACTTGAGTTGTATGTTTTAAAGCATTATCTAAAGTTGCAGTATCCGCTTGCATTGTTGCAGTTTGAGCTTGTGCTTGACCTTGTTGAATTGCTGAAGGCAATAAAGCCTTTTCTCTTTGAAAAGCAGTAGAAGTTCTTCCAAGATCAACCATTTCTTGAATAGACATAGCTTTAGGAGCTTGTGTATTTCCATAAATACTGGCATCAGGTAATGAGCTTAGAGCTGGCATATTATGTCCTATAGTTATAATTGCTTAAATTGCCACCTGATTCGGTTGGCCCTACCTGATTTTGATATGTATAACCAGTATTTCTGTTTCCGCTTAAACCCATATTTTGATATGGATTTTGATTTTGATTCATAGCGTAATACATTCCAGCGTTGCCTATTGATTGAGCTGTATTTCCATAAATATTGCCTTGAGCTATTTGAGAAGCTGCTTGTGCATTTCCTCCAGCAGAAGTCAAACTAGCAATATTAGTTCCAGTTCCAATCATTGCATTAGCTTGACCAGTTGTTCCTGTTAGACCAAAGTTAGCAATATCTCTTAAATTAGAGAAAATATTTCCTCTTTGAGTTTGAAATTGATTAAAAGCATTGGCATATTCTCCTGAAGCAAAGTTTTGCGTATAGTCTTGTAGGCTACGCAAAGCGTTTCCGCTTACAGCTCCACCAGTTGCGTTAGATGCCATTAAATTAGCTTGCTGACCTTGGCGCAATCTAAAGTCATAGCCTGGTGCTAAATTAGCGTTTAAATCACGATTAGTAAATTGTTGGGTAAAGTAAGGATCTTCAGACATCTTATTAAGAGCTGTAACCCCTTTATTAACATAAGGATTGTAAACATCTGCTGCTGCTGCGCCAGTTTCTAATAACTGACCTTGCGCTCTAGCTTGAGCATCTGCTTGAGTTTTAGCAGCGCTTTTAGCTCCTTGGCTCGCCATGTAGCCTGAAGCTACTGATCCTACTACGATAGCTGTTGCGACTCCTGACATTTAATCTCTCCTTATTGCAATACTCAAGGCTTGTCGATAATCAATAGTAATTTCTTCGCCTAAATTACCTCCATGACACCCATTTATAGCTTTTTTTGCCATTAAATCAATGTCATTATTATCTCTTAAAACCATAATTCCGTTAGCATTTTTTGAATGATTTGTATATCTTCCAATAGGAGTTCTTTTGCCATTTATTCTTGCAGGAGCAATAACTTCTCCTTCTACAAAATTTCCAGTAGCAAACACTCCTTTTCCATCAATCCTTGAATTGGCTACCATTACTTTGTAATTGCCAAAAGGCATAGGAATCTGATCGTCTGTATTTTCTGTCTGTTTTCTGACAGTTTCATGGTCAAAACCAAATTCAGCTATAGCTAAATAATAGTCTGCAATATCAGAAGAATGATCTAATGTAAGTAACAGTTTTTGTGAGCTTTGGTGATCTTGCCAAGTCATGCTTTTAAGCAAAAATATATCTTCTAGCTTTTCTATATCTGTTTCGCTTGTAGCATAAACATTTTGCCAAATCATATCTTCATGGATATAGCCTATTTTTCTTCCAGCTTTGGCTACAAATGTCTGTGGAGCAACAAGCTCTGTATGAGATCCATCTTCATTTACCATAGTTACTCTACCAGCAAGCATGATGTTTAAATGCTCGGTTTTTTGGTAATGTCCTATGGAAAATGTTCCTGCTGGAATCCTAACTTCTCGGATGTAAATATTAGGCGCAAAGTGATGCGTTACAGGACAATCAGCTTGTTTTTCTTTTAAAAAATGCTTTTCTAGCTTTTGCACTTTTTCTTCGGTTATGATTTGAATATTAGACATTGTAGTAAGGAACTTTATAGATTCTGCCGTTTACTGTCATTTCAATAAATCCAACAGGATTAGCTGGTAAAACAGCTCCACCAGCCGTTGCTGAAGGAGATGTTCTAGTAAAGTTCAAAAGATTGGAAAAAAATATTTGCCAAGCTCTAGTTGGTCTTTTGGTTTGCTCATCCATAAAATCAGTCTGTGGATAAGGATTGTCTTGAGATGGCCCCCATATTTGATTAGCCATTAATTTTCTCCTACAGATGCTTTTAGGTTAGCCGACACAATGACAGCTTTAACTGGATCGGTAACAACTACTTCATAGATTCGATCCCTAGCTTGTCCTAGTCTGCGCCAAATAATACGATTTTGGTATTTACCGACCTTACCAATTCCAGCCCAATGTTCATTAGACCAAGTAGAACCACCATCATTAGACCAACGCAACATAGCTTGAGGGTTTATACCTATGTCGTTATCGCCTAATGGAAAAGTTTCTATGCCTTGCAAACCAATGCCAGGTTGAAACTGGATTTGCAACTCATCAAAATACTGTCTTTGGAAATCAGCTACCAAATGAGGACATCTTCTCATTCTTCTAATGTGATTACCATTGTCTGTGTAATTATTAGGATCTAACCTATAAATTTGCCCATTTTCGTAATCACCAACTAAAAACTGGTTTTGAAACAAAGCTCCGCAATTGGATCTATGCCGTTTGTAGTTATTTTGAGTATCAGTCCAAAGCCATTTATGCCAAAGCTGAGTTGCTCCATCATAAACCCATGTCAATTCAAGACTTGGAAAACTAACGACATAGCACTCATGTCCTTCTAACTGGTAGGTATAAGCTACAGCATCACTAATAGTTTGATTTACCAAAGTGTTTTCTACAGCATGAGTAGAAATACGCTGTGGGAAATAACCATTCATTTGCACAATAACAGCTTGACCACGATCATTTCTAGACACATAAACAAAAGAATTGCCAAATCTAGCCATTGAAAATTTAGCTGCTATTCCATGCTGTGATGATGCGCCTGGTATCCTTTGGAAAGGGAATGGAAAAGTTCCTACATCTGCCCAAACTTCAGAAGTTTTTTCTCCTAATAAGTAAATCTGACCATGATCGACTATTAATGAAACTAAATCGTCAGGCCCTGTAAATTTAGAAGCAAAGGAAAGACCATAAGTAATAGGTGAAAGAACATCAGAGGCAGCATATTGTTGAGTATCAGGTCTGTTATAAATAAAGTAATTATCAACAATATCGACTACAGAACCACCAGCAAAAGCTCCATCTGTAGAAGGAATCTCCGTAAAGTTCAAGCCATACATAGTCCTAGAGGTAACAGTTTGACTGTTGTTAATGACATAGTTACCAGTTGAACCAGTTCCAGTTCCAAAGGTTAAAGTAAGCGTTAGTCCTGTTCCTGAACCATCTGAAGTAGTCGATACATTGTTTGCAGGATTGGAAGTATATTGACCTGAAAATGTTCTTGTAAGTCCTGTAACAGCTCCTGAACCGCCTATTGAAGTAACTGTGTATGTAGCAGGACTAGAACCATAAACACCACCTAAAACAGTTATATTTTCGTTTACACCATAACCAGTTCCTGCTGTTGCTATGGTTTCACTTAAAACAGTTCCGCTACCTAAAGCAGTAATAATAGTTTTAGGAGTTACTGTAGATCCAGTAATGGTTTGACCAGCATATAAAGTTCCACTAGCAACAGCCGAAACAGTTAAAGTTGTTCCTGACATAGATCCTGTCAATACAGCACCTACTGTTGCTGAGTTCATTTGGATTGCAGAAGCAATAGTATGACTTTGATTAATAGTCCAAGATGTTCCTGATCCAGCCGTTATGACTGTTTGATTGGATATTCCAATACCAAATAAAGATTGATTTACCGCTATTGTTCCGCTTTGCAACAAAGTTACAGTAAGAGTAGTTCCGCTAATTGTTCCTTGAAATACAGCAGAAGCTGGATTAGAAATGCGCCAAGTGTAACGATTAGAACCATCTACGATATAGACATTTAAACCATTATCAGTAATGCCTACTTGACCAGTTGAAGTGTTTAGCTGACCTACAATTGTTGCAGCAAAGGTTGATCCCATTACATAAACATAAGGGCCACATACCGCCACCATGTAATCTCCACCTGAAACAGTTCTCATTCCCCTTACTTGTTGAGCGTTTTGTAAAGTTACGACATTGGTTAAGCCTGGTGTTGGATAAAGAGCAATAACTTGTCTAGCACCTTGAGGAAGGGTAGGATCAATTTCAGGTCTAAAGTTTATGCACTCCTGAGCATCTTGATAGATGGAAGGAGCTTCATAAGCTGCGCCAACAAAGCCAAAGTCTGCCATTTTTTAGCCTTATCTAAAGAAACCGCCACTAAGAATCCAACCAGCATCTTTTTGTCTGCTTGATAGCATTGCATCTGCAAACTGAGCTGATGCCATAGGTTTCATATTGGTGCGTTTTAAAGTTGCTTTAGCTTGAGCAGCGTAAGCATTAATCATTGTTATTTGCGTTGCAGAGGCTTTGCCATACATAGGCATTAAACGCTCTGCCAAACACCATCTGAGCGCCATTGAGTAGCCTTGAGGAAGAACTATATCGTCATACATAGTGCCGTAATTGCTAAACAAAGTTTGAGCAAATAAATGCACTTCTCCTTGTGAAGGGTTTGGCCATAAGAACACATTTCCTGATTGTTCATTTGGATTGAAATAAACTGCCTTTGGCCATGGGCCATTAAGCGTTTTTAAACCAATTGAATTGTAGTTGTCCAAAGCTAAAACTGCCATTTGGTAATCAAGACCGCCATTATAAATTGGTTGCCCATTAGAGCTAGTGTTTACCCTTACATAAGCACTATCAATGCCTAATGGTTTTTGGTAGTAAGCAGTAATAGTAGAAGCAACAATAGTTCCAGTTATAGTTGTAGAAGCTACAGTCTGAGAAGCGCTTACTGTGTAAGTTCCTGTTCCACCAGTTCCTGAAACAAGAGCTGAAATAGTTGTTCCTGCCGTTACTCCAGTTCCGCTAATAACAGAACCAACATTGACAGCTCCTGAAGTCATAGCTGTAACAGTTAGCGTTGTTCCTGAGATTGAACCAGTAAATACAGGAACTTGAGTAGGTTGAGTAATGTTTAAAAGGTAAGTTCCTTGTTCATTTACATTACCGCCAGCTCCTGTCAGATTGCGAACAATCCTAGTTCCGCTAGTTACACCTTGACAGTTTAAGTATTGACCTTGAGCTACAGCTCCTGAATTAATGCCTGTTACTGTTAAAACATTACCTGAAAAAGTGCCTGTAAAAGACGATCCAATAAAGTTAGCAGTAGAAGGATCAGGGCCAATCGTATATTGCACTTGACCAGCTACAACAGGAAAAATGATTTCCGTAATATTAAAAACCATCATATCTTCGTTAGACCATTGATCTATAAGGTCATTCATCAAATCAAAAGCATCTTTAGCAGCATCTGCTGTAGGTTGTTCTCCAGCTTCTAAAGCTCCTATGTCTTTTAATGAGCGACTAATGATGTCAATTGGTTTGGTCATAATAGTTCCTATTCAATAGTAAAAGTATTTGCTAACCAAGGAAATTCATTTTTTTTACTATTATTTAATGCTTTTAGTTGTTTCTCTAAATTTAATTTTATGTTGTTTACATCATTTTTAGTAGTATCTTGATCTAACCAACGAATTAAATCTTCTTCTTTAATTTCTGAATAAGGCTTAACAATTGTTCCTTCAAAGAAAGAATGATAGCCTTCAGTTTCAACAGTATTTGTTTCATTTTGTGCTTTCAATAAAAATTGAACTTCTACAATCTTTTCATTTTCAGAAAAGACTTTTAATATTTTCCATTCATAATTAATCATGTTAATGCTACCCATGAAGTTGTAGGCTCATCCCATCTGTATAAACCATCTGTAGGCATTGGTGTTGGTGCTTCCCAAACCCATGTAGATTGATTTAATGTCCAACTTAAAAAAGGTTGGGGAGCATAAAAAACATCATTGTCTTTGTCGTATGTATAGTTAATTCCAGCATAGTTTCCTCTTAGTGGTGTTCCACCTTGAGTATGTTGGTTTCCATAAGTGTTATAACTTGTTTGAATCCAAGAAACTTCTGCTGGTTCTACAAAAGTATCAATAATATTTTGTTCCGCAACAATTACTTGAACAACTTTTCCATTAATTACTTTCGCAAAATGACTCATGCTGTGTAACTCCCTGAAGATGTGTATGTAATGATTGTGTTACCACCTGAAGTTGATACAGAACCGCCACTTTGCGTTCCTGAATAGGATGATGTAGCCATAGAAATAATTACTATTCCTGATCCACCAGCACCACCTGAAGGTGCGCCACCACCACCGCCACCACCGCCACCTGTGTTTCCTGATCCTGAAGTGCCTGGTGTGCTGGTATTAAATTGACCGCCATTACCGCCACCACCAATACCACCTGATGCACCAGCGGCAAATCCATTACCACCACCGCCACCACCAGCATAGTAACTACCATTAATAAAGGATGTTGAACCTGAACCACCTGGACCAGCATTTGCAGAACCGCCTGAAGCAGATCCACCACCACTAGCAGAACCACCACCGCCTCCTGATGGGTAATTTCCAACAGGGCCATCTGAATTACCACCTGAATTTCCTTGACCGCCAATTCCTGATGCGCCGCTTGCCAAACCGCTAGATGATCCACCGCCACCACCGCTACCACCTGATTGTGCGCCACCAGTAACACTACCGCCACCAACGCTTCCAGCACCACCGCCTGTAGTCGATATTGGGCCAAAAGAAGAACCGCTACCATTAGAGCCAGCAGCGTATCCTCCAGTTGCAGCACCACCACCGCCAACTGTTGCTGAATATAAAGTACCTGGTGTTGCAGTAAATGATCCATCAAGTTTTCCACCAGCACCGCCACCGCCACCAATATAACTACCGCCTGATGCGCCACCAGCAACAACTGTATATGAAATTGAATATGGTGCAGCAGGAGTAGTTATTGAATTACTTGCAGCACTTTGGGCAGAATTACCAACGGCATTAGTAGCAAATACTTTAAATGTATAAGAAGTGCTTCCACTTAATCCTGAAACAGTAATTGTTCCTGAACCAGCTTGACTTATTGTTCCAGTAATATTGCCTGGTGTTGAAATTGCAGTATAGGATGTAATTGCAGTCCCACCATCACTTGCTGGTGCAGTATATGAAACAGTTGCAGTTGTAGCGCTAGTCGCAGTAGCCGTTCCTATAGTTGGTGTGCCTGGAACAGTAAAAGTCGTAATACTGTTAGATGCAGCGCTTGCTGCGCTATTACCTACTGAATTTGTTGCAAAAACTGTAAAGGTATATGAAACTCCGCTTGTAAGACCAGTTACAGTTATAGTGCCTGAACCAGCTTGGCTTATTGTTCCTGTCAAACCGCCAGGACTAGAAACTGCCGTATAAGATGTAATTGCAGTTCCTCCGTTATACGCAGGAGCAGTATAGGCAACAGTAGCAGTAGTTCCACCAGTTGCAGTTGCAGTTCCAATAGTAGGGGCATCAGGAACTGAAAAAGTTGTAATACTGTTTGATGCTGCACTAGATGCACCATTACCAGCTAAATTAGTTGCAAACACAGTAAATGTGTAAGAAGTTCCAGTTGTTAAACCAGTAACAGTAATTGTTCCTGATCCTGATTGAGAAACTGTGCCTGTTTGACCGCCAGGACTTGCAACGGCAGTATATGAAGTAATGACACTACCGCCATTACTAGCTGGAGCTGTGTAAGTAACTGTTGCAGATGTGCTGCTTATTGCAGTTGCTGTTCCGATTGTAGGAGCGCCTGGCACAATTGTATAAGTATTTAATACTTCCCATCCATAAACAGTTGAATAGACTTCTGTTGCGCCTATGGATGTATTAAAACGAATATGACCATTTGCAGGACTTACAGGTCTTTGCCCAGTTGTTCCTGCTGGTAAACCAAAATATCCTGTAGAGGTATTGTTTTGATCTGATACAGAAGATGGTGTTACTGCACCACTAAAACCAGTTGCAGTTAATATTCCAGTAGAAGGATTAAATTGTAATTTAGTAGAAGCTACATTTTGACCAGTAATTGTTCCGCTTGTTGCGCTTGTAAATGCTAAATACCGAGTTGCATTAGTTGTTGTATCGTCTGTAATTGTTAATCCTGTAGCTGGTAAAGTCTGCCAAGTTGGGGCAGAAGCACCATTAGAAGTTAATACATAACCATTAGTTCCAGTTGATCCAGCTAAAGAAATAGTGTTATTTACTCTTAAATCGGTAAATGTTCCAGCTAAAGGTGTTGTTCCACCAATAACCATGTTATTCATTGTTCCAGCGCTTGTTGGTGCAATTTCTATTGCGCCTGTGCCTGTAGGCTTAATATGAACATGACCAGTTCCAGTAGGACTAATATCTATTTGAGCATTAGATCCATTCAAATTAGTTGAAACATTGATGGAAACATTATCGCCACCACCGCCACCCATACTAATTTGGGTAGTGCCAGCAGAATTTTTAAGAGCTAAACCACCTGAATTAGTAGCTTGAACTGTTGGAGTAGTAAGACTTGAAGAAGCAGTAACTGTAGTAAATGCTCCTGAATTTGGAGTTGTTCCACCAATAGCAGGAGGAGCTGATAAGTCTAAAGTGCCACCTAATGTAAGGCTTCCTGTAGAAGTTACAGTTCCTGAAAGGCTAATACCTGATACTGTTCCTGTTCCGCTTACAGAAGTAACTGTTCCAGTTGTAGGAGTAGCCCAAGATGGAACTCCTGAAGCCAATGTAAGAACTTGACCATTAGAACCAGTTGCTAAGAATGTTGTTGCACCACTAGCTGTTTGGTAAGGAACATTTCCACTAGCACCACCAGCTAAATTAGTAGCTGTAGTTGCAGTTGTAGCCGTTCCTGCCGTTGTAGCAGTCGCAGCATTACCATTAATTGAGCCTGAGATAACATTGGTTACAGTTAAATTGCCAAGAGTTCCTAGTCCAGTAATACCGCTATAAGAACCACTTAAACGACCTGAATCTATTGTTCCGCTTGTAATTTGCGTTGCACCAATAGCAATACTTGTATTTGTTACGCTAGTTGCTTGACCTTGAGCGTTGATTGCAACAACAGGAACACTTGAAGCTGAACCATAAGTTGCAGCCGTAACACCAGTATTGGTGATGCTAAATACATTAGCAAAAAGAGTTAAACCAGTTCCTGCTGTGTAAGTAGTAGCTACGCTAAAGTTTGCCCAAGTAAGAGAAGTAACTCCAAGTGTTCCACCTTCTTGAGCTAGGCTATACCATGCAGTATAGGCTTGTGAGCCTTCTTCTACAAAGACAATAGCGCCTACATATTCCTGCCAATCATCAGCTCCTACAGCGTATTGCCAAGCTCCTGTTCGAACTACATAAATGCCGTTATTTTGGGAAAGAGTTTGATTTTTTACTAAAACTCGATCTCCATCAGTCAATGAAACTGTATCAACAGTTTGAAAACCTGATAAAGAAGCTATGTTTGATACAGAAGCTGCTTTTACTGGTTGCTTCCAACTAAGTCCAGCAGCGTAATAATCCACATATTGTTTATTGGCAATATCTGTAGCACTTGCTGGAGCAGTTGTAATTGTTCCAGTAGTAGTAGCAATGTTAGTAAAAACCCCAGTAGAAGGAGTTGTTGCGCCAATAGTAGTGCTATTAATTGTGCTATTTGTAATGTTAAGACCTGATTGACTCGGATTAGTGGTTGCATAAAACGGCACACCTTGACCAATAAAAGTTTGAAAAGTTCCGTATACATCAAAATAAGCCTGAACAGGCAATAGATTTTGAACAGATGTTACTGGTGGATTAGCCATACAGCATCCTTTTAATTTTTAAGACTGATTCCCAACTGGAGTTATATATACAAGAGCAGGGCCTGCTGCAGAACCAATAGCAGATACTTGGAAGTTATTTGCTGGAGTAGCTAAAACAATAGGTTGAGTCATCAAAGGAGGCAATACAAAAGAACCATTTGTTCCATCAACAGGAAGTGTAGCTGTTTTAGCTGTAATTGTTGTTGAAGAAATCTCAATTGCTACTGCATTAGCTCCAGCGTTCAAGAAAGCTGCATAATTGACTTGATTATTACCTACTGATGAAACAGTAACAGCAGCATGAGCTGAAGCTCCTACCGACAAAGCCGTTGTCTGCGCTTGTAATCGTAAAACAATAGTATTAGACATAATTTGTCCTTAATTAGACTGCTGTAGCAGGATAAGAACCTTCAATACGAATAACATCAATTATGTAATTACCTGATGCTGGAGTTAATGAACCAGCAGTAATGTTACCGAATTGAACACTTAGTGTATCTGCTGCCGAAACTCTAACATCAGCAATAAAAACACCAGCAGTTTGAGCGCCAGCACAAGCTATTGCCACATGATCGGTTGTTAATAAACCAGCGACAGTAAATGTTTGTGCAGCAGTAATATTAGCTGCGACTGCTGCTGGAGTTAAAGATGGTTGAATGTAGAAAGTGCTAATTGCATTTCCACGAGCAAGAGTTGTAGATGGCATAATATTTCCTTTGCAAAGAGGGTTGAACTACCACCCCATTATCCTATTTTTTTGTAAATATTCAATAATATTAACGATTTCGCAAATAATTCCCTAGGTGTCCTTCAAAAACTTTGAGTCCTACATGACCCATACCAATTTCAGGATCTATCCATACTTTCCCACCAATAGAAATCCATTTGTAACAAAAGCTGTAATCTTCTCCATGCTTAAATTTCAGTCCATTTCTATCGACAATGTAAGAGTCAAATAATGGATAGAACTCCTCATTAATAGCGCTTTTGTGAAAGTATTTTTCAGGAAATGCTTTAATCATTTTCTCTATGCAGTTCCTACTGATCTTGGTAAATCCAGCAGGAATAGCTTCAACTTCCAATAATTTAGTTTCAGGATCTGCCCAAAGCTCAGGTTTATCTAAGTATTTGACCATATATTGAACAGGTTCTACCCTTGAAGCGTATATTCCACCTACTAAATCGACAGGATGATCTATAAGCCTTAAAAGCGCTCCACGCTCCCAACAAACATCTGAATCAACAAAAACAAGCTGATCGCAATCTGAATGGTAAAAATTAGTAGCAATTACTCCTCGGCAATCGGCTATCAAAGCGTTACCAATATCATCAACAAGCGTAAATCTATCGCCTCTAGAAACTAATTGGATTAAGTCATCTATCAGACTGTGCATTGTTCCGATATGAACAGTTCCTGTATAGACAGGCATTGCAATCATTACATGAGTCATCTTCTTCCTTCACAAAGAAAAAGCCCACCCTTTTTAGGAGTGAGCTTCCGTTTATTACATTTGCTTTTAAGCAGTTAAACCAAGGTTTTTCAACGCTGTAATTACAGAGTTTACAGCCGTTGCAATTGCTGTTCCAGTAGCTGTATCGCTAATGGTAGTAATTGCAGAAGGCCGACTGATTGGAGTTGTGCCATAAAAGCCCATTTCACCACCAGCTAGACCTAGTGCAATACCATCTGCTGCATTGCCGTTGAATAGATAAACTGGGGTTACTGTTGATGCTGGTCCTGGATTAGCCATGATTTATTCCTTTCTTGAGCTAAAAAATTAAGATGCAATACGGCAAGCCAACTCAGGATAGAGTGGGGCCCAGCCATACAGAACATCCAAACGAGTTGGGATTGAGTCATTGTTAATGGTATATTGACGAACCACACGCATAGACAAACCAATTTCCTTGTCGCTTGCTCGACCAGCAAAATGAACACCTTCAGGCAACTCAAGATCGGCTACTGCGAGAGTAAACGCATTCTTGTGCATGAGGATATTTTGTGGGCTAACAGTTCCTGAGCTATTGAAGAAAGTTACAGCTTGTGCGCCTGAACTTGTTACGCTAATGTTTTGGAATTGACCAGCGCTGATTGGAGCAGGAGATACATTGACTGTAATAGTTCCACCAGTTCCACTAACAGCAGTATTAACTACGAAATTACGCAGTTTGCCGTATGACTGACGATTCTGTGGGTTTACACCGAATACACCAGCAATAGTGAAGGTATCACCTTGATTTAGGCTAACTGTGTTAGTCAAAGTCAAAGTAATGTTGGCGCTAGAAGCCCAACCTGTAGTCAAAAAGCCAGTAGCTGTAGTCACATTGACTGTAGCTGTACCAGCAAATGAGCCGTAAGTTTGGTTCACAATGTTCTGATCCATCTTCCAGTTCATACCACCTGAATCTCGACCCATCAGACCTTTACGATACTGAGCAGAAATAGCTTCTTGTGGAACAAAAAGACCCTTCAAGCTATCAACAATTGTAGCGCTTGAGAATGGATCAATAACAACTGCTCTGCGACCATCTCTAGGAGCGCCTTCAGAATCAAGGTAAGCACCAGCGTTTAAGAAGGTGATTAGTCCTGTTGGAGGAGTTCCTGCTGTTCCTACTGTGTTGTAAGTAGCATTTTTAGCCATTGTTAAGCCATCTAAGTCAATCTTGTTGGCGATAGCAGCAACTGCTGGCTTTAAAACACGATCAGAGAACATATCCAAACTTAATGCCAAATCCTGAGTAGTGAATTGTGTATCCACATGGAACTGAGTTGATAAAGTTACAGGAACTGAAGTTTCGTTGAAATCTTCAACATTAAGCGCAGGGCCTGTCGTACCAATGAAGCGACCAGGTCTACGGACATTGACTGTGTTACCAATCTTTGCACCGACTACAGCAAACTGGTCATCATAGTTACGATCTACTTCAGAAGTAAATGTTAATTCGTTTTCCAAGACCATCAACGCTTCGTTGGTGATCTTGCTAATGGTTAATAAGGTATTACTCATTTTCTCTATTCCTTAAAGAAATTATGGTTTACCTGATCTTCCCTGCCTTACGAGCTGCCTTCCATGCTTGGTAAGACCCATGAAACTCACCATCTGAGCCAATAGGTGTTTCCATTGCACTTCCAGTTGCTCTTATAGGACTAAGAGGAGCAGGAGCTTTAGACTTCTGAGTAACAGGCTTACTTATAGGCTTTTCTTCAGCAATTTCTTGCTTTTCAAATTTAGCCTCCAATTTCCCAATCTCTCTAAGCGCTTTATAAACAGGTAATGCTTGGAACTTCTCAGCTTCTTCTTCCTCTAGACTAGCTAGGTGATAAAGAATCTCAGGGCCAACATCCGACTCAATAATTGCATCCCTAATTTCGTTGCTTACAACGACCTTAGTAGATTCAACAATATCATCAAAATCAGCTAAATTAGGCTTTGCTTTGGCTAGTTTCTCACTCCAAGTCTTTAGGACTTTAGAGCGTTCTTCTTCAGCTTTGCGAACCGCTTCTTGCTGATCCCTATCGTATAACGCTTTCTCTGCCGACCATTCTGCTAATGCCTTTGCATATTCAAAAGCATCATCAAACTGATCTGCCCTAGGTTCTGTTCCAATTGGATTTTCCACATTTTGCTGTGGAGCAACCCTTTCTTCATATTCCCTAAGTCTAGCTTCCAAAGCCTCTTTTTCAGCTTGTGCCTTAGCAGCGTTTTCTTCTGCCAATTTACGAGCCTTAGTAAGCTCCGAAAACCGCTTTTCGAGTTTAGGATTTTGTTTCCGTTCCTCTGTTACTTTCGCTTCAGGATCTGATTCTTGTTCACTCTCACCTTCAGCTTCAACTATCGGCTCTGACTCAGGAGTTTCCTCAACTTCATCAGCCTCAACAGGAGCTTCCTCGGTAGCTAAACCAAGACGATTCATAGTCCATTCAGCTAAATTATCACTTGTTACTACATTTCCAGCTTGTTTTGCTTCTTGCACTTCTGCCATGAGTTTTCCTCAAGATTTAACCCAATGATCCCATTGGTAGGTTTAAAACAATTCATTTTTACCACTAAAACTTATTTAAAACAATATTATTTCTTTTCTGCTAATTTCTTTTCAATGAAATCTTTACGATTTTCAGAGGTAACAATTGATCGGTTAGGACTCTCAGCTTTTTCACGCTTTTTAGCTCTTTGCTCGTAAGCCATTTTTGCTGTATCCATAGCATCTTCTTTGTCATCTCCATGATAGGAAACAGGGCCTTCTCCCATATGTTTTCCATCTTCATAGTGATGAACTTGGTATTCTTCCCATTCTTTACTGTGTCTGACTTCAGACCTGTGGGCATCTTCACCAAATTTCTTAATTAATCTTGTTCCTAGTGTTGGGCTTGGCATATTAATTCCTTATGATTTGTAGTTTGTATCATCTTCCACTAAACCTCTATGGGAGCTTTCAAAATGATGAGCTGCTTCTTTGCGCTCTGCTGGAGAAAACATTTTGTGCCAAGGAGTATCTTTATCCCCATGCTCTTTAGCATAAGACTGAGCTGCTCGATCAGCATGATAAGCCCATAATTTACGAGCTTGATCTTGTGAATAAACACCTTTTTTCATTTTCTTTTGTAAGTTTTTGACAATAGGAATATGACTTGATTTATATAAATGTTGGTCATTGTCTGCATGGAGAGCTAACTCTTTAGCTCCATCACTCATTTTGTCGTAATCAGGTTCATCATATTTAGGCTTTCCAGCCTTTTTATCCATTTCGGATTTAATAAAATCTTCTCTGTTTCCGCTAGTTACTAAAGGCATTATTGGACTCCTTGTGGCATTGGTTGAGGTTGCATTGGGGGTTGCATAGGTTGTTGCATAGGTTGGGGTTGCATAGGCTCTAAAGCTGGATCTCTTGGAGGCATAGGAATATTAGTCTGAAGCTCTCCAGTTAAAGGATTAGCTTGATGCGCTATATCAGTAGCAGCTTCTTTTGCATACGCATATTGCTCATCATTTCTACGCTCAATCTCAGCTTCCAACTGTCTTGTATCGAGATTTGCAATAAGTAGCTTAACAATCGCATCAATTTCTGTCTTATTCTGACTTGTAATGGAGCGAGTATTTTGGTCATTGACCTTAACTTCTGCCATTGTTTGAGTGTTATAGGCTCTAGCAGTTGTTTCCATAAGTGTGCGCTTGGTATGAGCATCTTCTTTGGCTTGTTGCATTGTTGCGCCATATTTAATATCCATTCCCAATACCTGAATCTGTTGTTGCAACTGTTGGATTGTTTGTTGAGATTGAGCCAACTGCATCTGAACTTGAGGAGGAACATCTGATTTCTCGTCAATCTGAGCTAATGGATTAGAAGCTGCAAGTCTGTCGGCAATAATCTCAGCGCCTGGGAAGTCCATATTACGGAAGATTAGATCACCAGCAGTCTGCATAAGATTAGGATCGGCAGCAAGTAAAGTCATCATGTTTTCGACAGCTTCTGTTCTCTTAGTTGAGAAGCCTGGCCCTGTATCCATAACCACATCATAGCGACCAACAGATACATCATTAAGGATCTTCTCGACACCTTGCTCATCAGTAACTCGTTGATTAAGCGTAACGATTTCAGGCTTTTCATCAGCTCCAATAATCCGCATGACACGCTCTGTATCGTAAATTTGAGGAATTAAATCAAGAATAATGCGACCACAATAAGCAATAGAGCGAGTCAAATTGTCGTAATAGTGAAAATTCACCATATCGACTTGCTGTTGCTGACCAGCTAAGGCCTTACCTGAGATATTTCCTTGTGGGAGCTGACTCGGATCATAGATACCTACGACAGTCATCAAGTCGTTAGACATTCCTTGTGTTGCTGTAACAATTCCAGCAGGAGGAGGCTCAGGTTGTAAACGAGTAGGAGTTGGAGCAACTCGACCTTCCGAATCAGTCTGTTTGTAACGCAATACAGGCATAGCCTTAATATTGGCTTGATTCCATTCTTGCTCATGTCCTTCGTCTTGACCTTCAGCAAGTAACCATTTAGCTTTGGGAGCTAAAGCGACAGATTCTGTCAGAGCTGTAGTCCAGTAGTTATACATACGCTGTGGATCTTTTGCCATTCTGACTAAACCAAATTTCTTGTGCTTGGCATCAATAATGCAAGACTGACCATAGACAGGAATAATTGGAATGTATTTACCAGCCCAATCACCTTCTTCAAGCACTTGCATAGCTGTTACTTTGCACCATTTGATCTGCTTCTTGTAGGTATCTCTACGCTCAATAATGGTAATTCCTGCATCTGCTAGAGCTTGCTCACTAGGCATTTCATCTTGATAAACACTTGTTCCATCTGACAAAAGCACTAACTTAGTAGGAGTCTTGACTGTGTAAAAGTATTCAGCAATCCGAACATCTTCCTTAGTAACCCATTCTGCATCCGAATCACCAGTTCCTCTGCTAGTAAAGCCTTGACCATCATCCATATTTGGATACATAGCTTTAAAAGTCTTTTTACTAACGACAGTCGTAATCAAGCAACGCTCTGCATCCGATCCATCAGGAAGCTGTGAGTTGGGATCAAAATAGACTGTAAAAGGATTGTCGATTGGTCTGATATAGATTTCTTGTTCAAAGGAATCATCAGAGATGTAATCAGTTGTTACTCGGAAGTAACCCCAACCCATCTTTACTGCGTATTCAACTGCCGTATCGTATGCGACATCAGCAGAGGATTGATATTCAATGTGTCGGCAAACACCACTAAGAATCTCAGCTAATTTGGCATCAGCTTCATTGTTCATGCCTTGCACTTTAATGCGAGGTCTTTGCTGTCTAATTTGGTTACAGATTTGACGAACATAGGCATCAACCTTATTAATCGTCAAACAAGGTCTAGACTCAAGAACTCGGCTATTTTGCACATCAACAGGCCATTGATCGCCAGCGCAGAACCTTACATCATCAAGAGCTTCAGCTCGATTGTTAGAATCGGTATCGTTACAAAGGTTTAGAAACTTCTTAGCCTCATTTATACGACTATCTTCGCTAGAATCTTGATCCTGATAATCTGCCATATCTATCCCATCCAACTCCCCATAGGAGCATAAGTTTGTTTAACTGGTTGCCTTTTCTTAGGCTCATTCACCATTAATCCAATATACCGCCAAGCATCTGCGCTATGACTGTAAATATTATGGAGAGGCTTTTGACTAAAAGTTCCATGCTCATCAACATCATAGCGATAATGTCTTAAACAGTTTAAACCTTCTTCTGTATTTTTTCTATCAAAATAACATCTTGGGAATATTGTTCTTGCTGCGTTAATTGAGTCTGTAATTGGAACTCGGTCAAGGATCTGAACTTTTAATCCTGTTGCTCTGACAATTTCCTCAATTGACTTTCCTGTTCCTAATGATTTGGCAGCAGCATCATGGGGTAGCCAAATAGTGTCATAAATGTATCCAAATGTTTGCATTAGGCTTAGATAATGCTGAATAGTCTTTTGATTATCCTCAAAATGTCTTAGCACTCTGATTTCAAAGCCTACAAATTGAATAATCCAACAAGCTGTATTGTCTGCCCAACCAAGGTCAAAGACCGCATGACAAGGCTTGGAAGGATCGTATGGAACATTAGTAATTCGATTTTCAAGCTCGGCTTGTTCTATCTCTTTGCCAAAGATAGCGCCATCAACTGTGTTCCTTGTAGCGCCTTCCCACACATTGTTATAGGCAGATAAATCCCTAGATTTAAGCGATAAGCGTTCTAGATTAAGGGTTTCAGGAAACCAAGGATTGTCATTCCAGTTCACTTTTACGACTATTGAGCTTTCAGGAGGGTTTTCTACAAATCGCTTCCAAGTATCGTCAGTCGGCAGCTCAGGATTGAAGCTGACCCAAATCTCCGAGTCTTGCTTACGAATTGTTGGAATCAGCACATTCCAACTGTTAGCCGATACGGACTGAGCCTCCTCAACCCAACAAACATCAATGCCTTCAATCGACTTGATATTGTTGGTATTGTTCTTAATGCCAGCAAAGATGAACTCAGTTCCGTTTATGCCTCGGATGTTGGTCTGCGTAATCTCATAAAAAGACTCCATATTCAGCTCATAGATTTGATCTGAGAGGAGCTTATGAACCGAATCCTTAATACTGGTCTGAAATTCCCTAGCGCAAAGGATACGCAAAGGCTCTTTAGTTCCCTTGGCTAATAGCGCTCTAGCAAAGCACCATGACTTAGCGCCTCCTCGACCACCATAAAATATGCGATACCTAACTTTTTCAGGTTGAAAGAGTGCCTCAAATTTCTTAGGAAACCTTATCCTAGAAACCGCATCCTTAATTTTCTGATCGGATTGGTTCAACAAAGGTTATCTCCACACCTTTTAGCAATGGTGCGCCTTCAGCTCCAGTTAGCTCTTGTTTGATACGCTCCGAATACTTCTTTGGGAATCTTGCTGCCATTGATCTAGACCAAAGACCTACATTCAATCGATCCCCATCCTTATGCTCTACAAGGTAGGCTTGAGCGTGTTCTTCCCACCAAATCATCTCTCTGACTTTGGCTTCCTCCAAGGCATGAAAAAATTCTTCATGTTCATCTCGCCAATTGCACAAAGTCCTGTAAGTAATGCCCAAAGCACCTGAAATCTGTTCTAGGGATTTACCCTTAGTTCCAAGCTCGATAGCCTTCTCACAAAAGGAAGGATCGTATTGCGTTGGTCTGCCTACAGGATTTGCTAATTCAGTCATTTTGGTTCTTCGGTAGTCTTTTCCGTATTCTCTACCAATTCTTGAGCTTTTGCATCAGCTTCAGCTTGCATGATTGCATGAGCTTGAGGAATAGCTTGAATTTTGATCTTATCAATGACAGGAGCAACTAAAGCGTATTCCCCTTTAGATAATGCTGCCAAAACAAACTCTACATCTTGAATCGTTAGGTCTTTTAAAGTAATGCTCATTTTCTTCCTTTCAACAGTTCCAGTTTTTTAATGATGCTTTAGCTCTTTCGGCAGGCCCTTTAGCTTTTCTGACAACTCCTTCCATCCTTGCACAAAAAGAGGCTTTTCTACCCTTGTCTTTTTCTGTCTTAGGATTTGGTGCAGGAGGCTTTAGATTGGCATTGTTCTTAGCGTTGTATTCAGCTCGACCTTTAGCTGTCATTCCAGCACCTTTTTCTGTAGGATTGTAGGTCTTGTCTTTTCCTGTCGTTTTACGAGGAATAGGTTTGTCATGTTTTTTGGTTGCCATATTATTTCTTCTTCGCTGTTTTAGCTGAAGCCTTAAAAGCTGCCGCTGTTGGAGCGCCTTTAGATCCTACCTTACGCATCCGTTCTACTGGTTTACCTTCCGCTTTCTGTTTTGCGATCCGTTCTTGCTTCGCATGAATATTTGCATACAAGCCAGTTTTAGCCATTTCTTGATCCTTTCGTCTGTGTTGCTTCCATATTTGGTCAAATATTACTGCTACGACAACTCCAAAAACAAAAATTGCAATGATTTCAAGCCATTCCATGAGTTTTCTCCTGTATAAAACAGACATCTTGCCAACTCATTACTAAATAACGCTCACCATCTTCTGTGTATTCAAAGTATTTCAGATATTCTTCAGTTCCCATAGTTCCATAGCGAACAAAATCACCAACAACTACAGGCATTTCCTGTCTGCGACCCTTGATGAGCTTACCTTCACCAACTGCTACGACAGTTCCCATATTAGGTTGCTCAGACATTACGACTTCAATAATGGAGCTTTTAAGCCTTTCTTGAGGCTTTACAACGATCTTATCTCCAAGAGGTTTAAGTTTCATCTTTAACCTTTCTTGGTCTGCCTTTTGGTTTAGGCGCTACATAGGAAGCATCTTCCATGAGCTTTTTGCGCTTTTCGATTGCGACAATCTCCATGTCTTGAACCATTGTTTCAAAGACAGGATTAGGAGGAACAATGACGAATTCGCCACACCATTCAGAACCATGTCGGTTTTGATATGTTGGGTATCGTCTGCATAAACCCATAAAATCATTTTCTTGGAATAGAAAATATATACAGGAATTACATCCATCTTTAGAATTTAAATCAGCCATTCAACATCTCCGATTTGTTGCTTGGTTAGAGATCCCCTAGAACCTTCACGCTAGGGGATTTCGCTTTTTAACAACCACGCTTGTGCTGATAGCAAATACCACCAGTTTTACCAGTATTGAACTGTTTGTCTTTACCGCAATTATCTTCCATACCCATTCCAACTCCATTAGTGCGCTTAACCATACGCTCACCAGTTTTATCAGAAGAAGCTGCTTTAGCTGGTGCTTTTGCGCCAGTAGTGGAAGGAATACCACTCATTGAATCCATTTTGCCCATGTTTTTCTCCTATAGAAATGGGATAACAGGTTTTATTTTCGCTTAACTACAATGGTTGTCAAGCATTTTAACTAAGCGTATTGCACCATCAACATTATTAATTCTAACAACTGTTGATCCTCTCCAGTTCATCATAAACAATTCTTGAGCTGAAGTGTATTTACTTTTTTCATTTTGCTTAATTTCTACCAAACAAGTAACTTTATTTTTACCAACAACTAAATCAGGAAAGCCTCCTGCGACTCTGCTTGTATCAAATACAGAACAACCCAATTGTCGTAAGGTTTTGACAATTTCTGAATGGTTATTGTCAGTTCTCTTTGCGTAACTCAATTAATTCCTTTGTTTTTTCTAATAAATCTTCTTCACTCATTCCCCAATACTTAGCAAAGCCTTTATGTCCTAAAGTATGTACCGAGTTATCTCCAAGCCTGTGATGCCACATACAGAGTGGTATTGCCTCCGAGTTGCTACGCTTTTGACCAAAGCGCCTTATATGATGGATCTCAACTGGTGAATCGTCTATGTCTTTGACTTCTTTCTGTCTGCATAAAATACATCCAAGCCTAGCGAGTTGAGCATATTTTTGTTTTTCAGCTTTAGTCATTAAAAAGGTTCTGTTAAATCCACAAATTTAAACAATTCTATTGGAACATCATAGTAAAGCTCGTCTTTGGTATCGTCTTTCATTTGCCATTCAGGATGATTTAAAGCCTTTTCACCATTAATCCAATAAGCATGAGTCATGTTTTGCGTAAGCGCAAAGAACAAAGTATTAGGAACTTCAAGCATATGCTTTTTGCGTACAGGAACATGAATTGTGGGAAAAGGACAGGTTGGATACCAAGACCTTACTTCTACTTCTGCAAATCCTATTCTTTTGCCATTTCTTCCCAAAATTAAATCAGTTCCATAAATATCAGGATTATCTTTAGAATCCATACCCCATTTCATCTTAACCCAAGCCGATACAGCTTTACGAGCTGGAGGATCGTATTGGTCATGTAAAACTTGGTCAAACTTCTTAATCTGCATGAGATATATCTTCAAGTTTTAAGGCAGCCTCTACAAGCTCATTTGCAATTTGTTTTAGCGCATCTTTATTTTGTGCGATTGCAGCGTTGTAGTAAGCATCTAAAAGTCTTTTTGCATCTAAAAATGGTTGGCTAAAATCTCTCATTAAATATTCCCCTGTCTGCGATTACTACTCAAAGTTCTCCAAATATCAATAATTCGGATCTCATGGTTTCTCTCATTGTCAATTTGCTTAAAATTCTTGAGCGCTTCAGTCCACGCTTTGACAGCTTTAGCGTAAGTTTCGCTAGATTTGGCTATAGCCGTTCTTTCGGCAACTGTTCCTTCAGCAAGCAAAAAGGCATGACTTTCAGCTTGTTTCAGACCTTCCTCAAGGTATTTAAGCTCCCCATACCATCTAGCATGATTCTCAT